AAAACGTCTAAATCATTTTCATATCGGTAGAGTGTATTTTTCATCTTATCCTCACAATCTCCAGCATATCGCTCGTATCAATCATTGCAAAAATTGGCAATGACAATTGTTTATTATAACGCTTAACTGTGCTAACAGCAAGCGCTATTTTATGGGGCAATGTTTCGCGTTTATGGATGTGGAGTGCATCGCCTACTTTCAGCTTTGCAAGTGGCAATACCTGCTTGCGGCTAGTGGTAATGGGGTTTGGGTCGCCATGATGCCCACAAATAACCCCCTGACCGACGATTGAGGCTAAACCATACCTGTAAGGAATAACTGTAGCGCGCATTAATACCCTCTAATGTTTTCAATAGCACTAACTGGAACCAAATTACCAAAATCGTCGGTCACTGCAAAATAATGATAATCGCAACTTTCATAGCATGACCACACTGGTGAATGAGGCTCACACCTGATAGCAAATGAACCATATGAACCATGCACTATTTCTCTTTCCATATTTATTCTCCAATTAAATAAGCCCAACCCCAATGATAGAGGCCAGACCATAGCGATATGGGATGCAGGTAGCTTGCATGGATTATTACGGTATGCGGCCACCGGGATAAACAAGTCTCGCGCCTTTTGCACGAGATATGTATCGACGAGCATCAGCATATTTACCACGCTTGCGGTAAGTAGCTGCAATATTAAGGTATTCGGCGTGCCATGTGTGCATTTTCATTTTCTCCAATTAATAAACCCCATCAGGATAGGCCTGTCGTACCTATACGGAATTACCGTTAGTTGTATTGAAATTCGGCATATTTAGCGGCAATATAACTGCCTGTGGTAATTTTTTAGCGCTAGTGATTCGAAGACCGGGAAATGCAAATACTGAGCGAATATTGCTATTTGCAATTATTGCAGCGCGGATTTCGTTCTTCAGGTTGTCTTTCTTTTTCATTCATTTCTTTCGTTTGGTTGCATTGGTTAAGCCCGTTCCTCAATCCATTCAATAGCGGCTTCTACCGATATGCACGCTGCACATATATAGTCATCTTTAAAAATAGCAATTGAAGGTTCAAAAATTTGACTCATACTGATTTCATACCCTTTATACATAAATTGGGCGACAGCTTTAACATGAGTGCCGCCAACATCGCTAATTCTAAAATCTCTATGATTGAATTTCATTCATTTCTTTCGTTTGGTTGTTGATGTGTCAATTCTACACACTAATCCCATTCATTTTGTCGAATTCATCAATTATTTGCAAAATAAATGCAAAGGCACTAGGACGCCCCACAAGGCCCGCAAAGCACTCACCCTGCCACTGCCCCTACCTATTCCATATTAGTCGCTTCTAGGGGCCTTTGCGGCAGCCAGGATTTCGTTTCCGTAGATTGCCCACATTGAGCTACCTCAGATTTGTAGAAAACCTCGAACCCATGCTCACCATGATCGACGACTTTGAACTGGCGACCCAGCTTTTTGCCGTATCGGTTTGCCAGTGTGCGTAATACGTTGATGTTCAAAACTTCATCTTTACCCACACTAAATGATAGCCCCAATGGGACTACATCAAATGGGAAGTTGTATTTCCGTTCCATCTGGCGGCGTGGTGTGCTGATTGCTTTGTGGCTGGGGGCAAAAAATGTCATGAATTGATTCCGGTAATTGGTAAAACGACAGTGTAACACAGAAACGACTAAGCAAACGAGAAAACGCTGAGAAAAATCCATATAGAACGGCTTTTCGGGCATCGGCTGGCATTGCAAACTGTTATATAACGACATAACAGTCTAACTAACTAATACTTTAATATAATAATAAGAATATATATATATATATAGATAAGATAAGTGTATCATTGTAAAGGGGTAGATTTACAGCCCTTTACACTCTTTGTAAACGATGGCTCTTTTTGCATGTTCTGCGGCTCTACACATATTTTCTTATTCTTACTGAAATCGAAATTCTTCAATGAAATCAATGACTTACAGCACTGTGTTGTAATCACGAGACACTGTTAAAAGCGTTATAAACTTACTCATCAACAACGACGGAAAACAATAACAATATTAAAACAAGCATAACATTGTAAAGCAGACACATTATTTACAATGTCTGCACAAAAAGCATGTAAAGCAGACATTTTGCCGCAGACACACCCTTTACACATGCTAGAATGTCTGCTTTACACACCTCAGACAGGAAATTATGAAAAACGAAGCCTTTTTTGCATACAGCAAAATAATTGCATTGTTGAATAGCTCAGTTGAAAAATTGGGAAATGGCGAGATATTCGCGCTTGAGAAGTCTATTGTGGGCAGTGATTTACGATATGCCGACATAAGAATTTACACCGATACCATATCGAAAGGATCGAAACGGTTTGTCGTTATGGAAAATGATTTCACATTTGACATTATGCGAGTTGAATGCAATTGCAACTTAAAAAAAATGTATGAGTTGCTGAAACCAGAACAAAATCCCGGACTGGATCATGCCAGAGACATTGTGCTGCGCCTATTGAACGTCTATCTTGACTCATCGTGGATGAAAGCTAAATCAATATCTAATTGCATTGATGCCAAAATGTTTGACGATAAGGTTATCAGTTATTCATGGCTGCAACGTAAAACTAGTGCGATTTCGCTTTTCAAGAATTGCGGAAACCCTTTAGAATTGCTGCGCTTTACCGTGGCCGAACTGGTTAAATCGGGGGGGCTGGCTGAAGTTGACGGCTTTAAATACAAAACAAACGCAAAGCTTTACCGGATAACCATTGCCAGGGATTCGGATGACGTACCCACAATAATCGAAGTGGATAGCCCCTTGACCGCTATTGAACAAAAGAAAAAAAATCAGTTGGCCTATATTGCCGAAATTGTCATCCCAAAATTAACGCGCCCCGATAGCATTCCTTTAGAGATAACGGATGACATTGTTTTGACGTTTGATGACATACGTGAATACCTGACAAGCATATCCAACGAGGTTGCCCGCTATGGCGTGACGTTAGATAAATCTAATTACGTAATTGCCAGAACTATGGACAACTTCAGCTTAAAAGATTTTTATCGCGACATTGACAAAGCTGTTGAAGAAAAGCAAAAAGGCTATCGCGGTAAGAAGCGATCTACACCAGCCCCAGCACCAGCGGCCACGGCTGAACCTACTCAGGATCAACCCGCCACCCCACCAGCCAAATCAACCGCTGACTGGCTCAATGCACAATCCGCAAATGGCTGGAAAGAATAGACAAAGAAAAAGCCCCGTGAGGGGCTATATAAGGGCGCTGGAGAGGCGACTATTGGGGCAGGTTAGGCCAAAGGTCAAAGCGCACGTCTGCGATCTCTACATAGACGCCATCAGCAAGCATCTCACACCCTAAATGTGCGTTACGCATGTGCCAGCATGAGATTTCATCAAGGTCAATGCTTGCTTTTTGAATTTCTTTACCGCATGTGGTTACTATTGTGCGAATCATTTGGTAGTCCTTATTAGTTGTTGAATGAATTATAGCTTAGATTTACCGCCTTTCGTTACCATAATCAATTTAAGCAAAAAATAAACCACAAAAAGAAAAAAGCCCATTCAAGGGCTAGAAGTTGGAGGGTTAGAAGGCGGTCATGCGAGCCCGAGTGATTTATTAAGCACCTTAGCCTTTTCGTCAGCCTGTGCGGGGTCATTTATCAGAGCATCGTACCATTCTGCACGGGCCTTGCGAATGGCCGCATTCTTTGCTGTATTGTCAGCGTTCAATTTGTTGTAAAATTTTTCCGATACACCGAGAACGTTCACGGCAAAATTTTTGTGTTGGGTTGCGTTCATTTTGGTAGCTCCGATTTGTTGATGAATTAATTATACACCGCAAAATCTTAGTAAGTAGACTTTGCGGTTATTATTTAACGGTAAAGATTGCCACCGTGAACATTGCAGGGTTTATCTTTACCAACGTCACAATTTTCGTTAAAGATTGACCCGCGTTTGCCTTTCGCTGGTGCATTGCAGCCAGCGGCTTTCAGAATGTCACCGTTTGAAAGGTCGATAAAACAATACACCGATTTTTGGCAACCTGTTTCAATGAGTACCTTGGCGTTTTTCTTTCCCATACGAATTTCAACGCCTGATTCTGGTTTGAAATAGTTGGGAATGGGAAAAGACTTGAATTCTTCAGTGTAAAGCGCGATAAGTGCAGCTTTGAAGGATTCGATTTGTGTGGTGATGTTCATGATTAGCTCCTGTTTAGATGACTCTATTGTATACGGCAATTAGTTGCTCTCAACTCTTTTCGCTAATTATTTATATTGTCTAGCCAAAAATTCAGCTTCAGGATAACCAAAAATTTTCGATTCTGGTACGCCGTCTTTGCTCTTATCAGCGTAAGACATACAAATACACATCACGCCGTCAAACTCTGTTACTGGGCCAAATTTGTCGCCGTTAAGTTCCAACTTCTTTGCCAGTGGCAACAATTTTGCGTCAAGTTCATCAAAGCGAACTGTTACCGTGTAATTTTCAAAGGCGATTTTCAGTTTTTGGTTGTTTTTCATAATTAGCTCCGGTTAGTGTATGCGGCAATTATACACTGTAATTCGTATCCGTCAACCATTTAACCAAACTTTTTCCATTTTCTCAAGTGCTTTATCGTATGCCCACAATACACCGTTAGCCATGATCACCCGTACCCCGTCAAGCTGGAAACCTTCAGGGAAAATAACGGTCAGATGTGTGGTTGATTCGGTCACTGATAGCGCCATGCAATGCGCCTTGACTTTGGCGCGGGCTTCGCTAACGGCTTTTATGTTGGTTTGGATGGTCATTGTGGGTATCTTTCAAGCTCCGAAGGGCTATTGATTAACGTGACTTAATGGCAATAAATAAACCATTTTCTTCAGTACCGTGGGTCAAATACATGTTTTTGAATGGATACCCTTTTACTGCAATGGGTGTGGGTTTCGTTTCTTTTTTGTCTGCAAAATATTGCTTTATTGAGCGGTTGTCGGCATCATTACGGTCAAAAGATAAAACGCCGTTTGTTGTTTCAATGTGATAGATCATTTTGCGTCTTTCGTTAATTTGTTTCGATAAGGAATTATAGCACGGAATTGACGTTAATGTATCAATAAACGATTACTGTGTAAAACGTATCCGGTTCATCGTCCTCAAATTTACATTGCTTTTCAATAGTCAGCACTGGATTTTAACTTTTGACGCAAATGCAATTGCAGCTTGATTATGATTAGCGCCATACACCAGCAGGCAAGTGTCGGCACTGCCGTATGCTGGGCAACGTGCAATGACGATGTTGGTATCGTTACCGAATGCTTTTCTAGCCGTTGTATTGAAAGATACCAGAGTTTCGCTTAATGTTGTCATATCGTTTCCTTGTTGATGAATGAATTGTAGCCTAACTTCGCCACTTGCCAAGCACAAAACAAAAATAAATTTTCTTTTTCGCTAACACTTTGCGGCTTAGAATTGTGGTGTAGAATTGACACATCTAAACGAAAGGCACTTATGAACATCAAGAATAAAACCATCATGGTCGCTATGCAATATGAAGGCGCTCTCGCCGCCGATATGGTCGCCCGTGGCTGGGAACCCACTCTGTACGCTGTAACCGGCCCGCGTGGGGGCTGCGTGATGGCGTGGAAGTCGCTAAAGACTGGCGAATATGACAAGCTCTGAAATAGCCCACATTTGGGCATTGGCTGACGCCCGGATGAATGCGGGTGAACCCAAGCACAGGGATGGTCATCTAGCCTACTCAATGGCACCGGGTGACAGTGAAATCAGCTCGCGCCTATGGGTGACCGAATCTGAAGCAGACCGGCTGCACATGCTCAAGCTGGCGCTGCCGAGTGCGGGACAAGAAGCCTACGATGCAAAGCAAAGATTAATTGTGAAAATAATTAAGCGAAGAATTTTGCAGTTAAGCGTTAAACGATAAAATTGTGGTGTTATAATTGTTTATCAACTACCGAAGGCTAATTATGAAAAACTTTACAGCACGATTCAACTTTGCCAAAACTAATGGTTACAAAGGCACAGAGCGGGAATATATCCAAAATCAATACGCTGGTTATGCCACAATCTGCAAACGTTGCGACATTGAACCAATGACCTATGAAAGCTGGTTAGCCAATGCATAAGCCGCAAAGATGGTACGAAATCATAGACGGTCAAGCATACGTCTATGATTCGCCACACTCTAAAACTGCGCAGTTTATGTCAATTGTGAAGCCTTCAGACCTTACCTATTATCGCAATAATTTTGATTTGCGTAAGTGCTGGGAAATTGCCGCATAAAATTAGCCCCATAATCGGGGCTTTTCGCGTTTGACTGCCTGCCTGCGCCGCTGGGCTGGGCTGGGCTGGCACCCAAACCCCCTATCGTGGGAAAGTAGCCAGCAATTCGCCTATCATGGGAACGCACACGCCAAATGTACTATCATGGGAATGTGTCTAATGTTTGCGGAAATCACCTATCATGGGAAATTGGCCGCCGTTTTGGGTATCATGGGAATGTACACACTATTCACCAATTAAAACCATTTTTCAATTTATACCCATCGTGGGAATGTACGCACGCAAAGAAAAACCCACCCAATATTGCTACTGAGCGGGGTTCCTTGGATAGTTGCCTGTGGTTTCGGCGTTTGTTCGCAGTCTGCATATTATTGCAGCGGCATAGCTCTTTCACCGTTAATGTCTATGCTATGACCATCGTGAGCGAATTCTATCACAAACCAAATGCACAAAACCCGCTAACGCGGGTGTATTTTCGTCTTGTCTTTGCCTACAATCCAAACGCACCCGGCTGCGTAATTGCGTAAGCCTGAGCCCCTGTGCCAAACTTCGTCATCAACACCGATTTTTGCATAGCCTGAATCTCACCCCGTTCCTCCAGCGTTTTCAACGTCCGTTTAAGCGCATTTGTAGCACCCTGCCTGTCATTCTTGAACGCTGGGGTTGTGCTGGTGTTACGCTGTAGCCAACCGTAAGGGATAATTCTTTCAGCGTGGAGTTTTTGCGAACTTTCGCCCGCAACTTTCTTAACTTCGTCCCATGATGCCGTTACAAACTTCTTGATTAGCTTAACAAGCAATTTTGTCTGCTTGGATTCTTCATTATTCACCCCCACATCACCAGACTCGAAACGCCCAAGCATGTTTTTGATGTCGGCCATGACGATATCAATCGCCCATTTTGCGGATTCCTTGCTTATTGTGGGCTCAAATGGATTGCACCCAACCGCAGCCAAAGCAGCCAAACGCAATGATTTAAGGTGTACGCGAGTCCACAATTGCCGACGCAATTCCATTGCACCTTTAACCGATCTATCGGCCAGTGCGTCAAGATCATCGAACATCACTTCAGCCTCAGCAGTCATTTGAACGTGGATAACCTTTTTCTGATTGATAAGGCCGAATGCCGTAGCGCATAAAGTGCCCACATTCTGAATCAATTCGGCTGACGGTACTACCGTGCTTGCGCTCTTATTTCGTGGAACCCGGTCGCCATGATATTCGATAACGGTAAATCGTGGTAGTAATCCACCCGAAATCATGTTTTCAGTCAATGCTTCGTAAAATGGCTCAGGTGCGGTTTCACCAAATATGCTAAACGCAGGGGCTTCAACCGACGCGACGTTCTTTTCTCTGTCCGAGTAAGCCATGCCGCCTAACTTATCACCTTCACCTGAAACATTATAAAGTTTCAGCAACATCTTTTTAAGGCCAATCATATGCGGGCTTGCATTGTCAGCCCCCATTTCTTTTAGATATAGACCAAATTCTCCGACAATTGAGATAAGGCTTGGGTTATCCGACAATGCCTTAATCAATGCTTGCTGTGATGAAATATCAGATGGGCCAATAAAATCATTGGCCGGTGGCACCAATTCCTTTACTTTAGACATTAATCTACTGATACCGGCATTAGCACCTTCTTTGCCAGTGCCCGTAGCCGCCAATAGTAATGTATATTGATTTAGGCCGGTTCCTGAAATATTGAATGCTTTACCACAAATGCCGGACATTAAACCAATTGCCCCAGCTAGTGAAATTTCAGGCACCGGGCGCGGAGACTGTGCGTAAATGTATCGGGCGATATCCCCTAACAATCCCGCTGGTGGGTTATAAATAAATGACGGTTTGTCAATTAATTCAACGGGTTCGCCTAAATTGAGATAATCTTTTCCATCGTTTATTTCGTATGATTTTTGCGTACTTGCAGCAGCAACTTTTTGGGAAGCCTGAATTGCGGCGTTTACTTGATCCCGCAACCCCTCAAAATCGACTGGTGGTAACATCTTATCGAAACAACGGTTTAGCATGTAATTAAGCCGATATTGTGCGCGTGACTTAACCCGTTGGGCGAGTCCTGATTTAAGGAATAGCTTTTGTGTTTGTGCGGCATTCTGTGAATAAAACGCCAAAATATCCATCAATGCGAAATCAGCTTCGCTTTGGCTTGGATAATACTTTTGCCAGTTAGCATGGTCGAACAAGTCCGAAAACTTTTCAGCATTGCTAGCTGTACGTGCCATTTCAAGCACCGATTCGTCGGATAAATTTGCCTGAGCCAATCCCGCGTAGAACATTTGGGCGTTTTGCCCTTTGCCCATTTCAGCCCACAATTCATTTAATAGTTCGTTGCGGTCTTTGATTTCAGAATTCTTATAGACGTTTCCCGTCATCGTCATAAATCGCTGGTCGCTGTAAACTTCAACACTCGATCGCTTGCGCCCGTTGGGTACAGTACCTTTGATGATGATGTGCAGACCGTTGCCCGATGGTGACAATTCCGAATAGCTATCGAACGATTCGTGAATGAAACGCTGACGATCCATGCGCTTATTGAATTCTTCACTAGACAATGCGCTGCCGTCTGGATTTTTCGGTTCGTCTAAATCAATAAATCCGTATGGGTCACGATCTGACAAAACGAAACCGATTCCCGAATATTTGTCTGAATTGGCAGCATGGATTCGTGTCACTACTTCATAACTTGCCCATGTGGAGCTATCTGTGGGGCTAGCATTATGCCCGGTTGCCGAATACGGCACTTTGGTGGGCTTTCCCGATGCGCTTTCTTCATAGCACCAAAGCACCCAGCTTTTGTAAGCGCGCATTTCATGGGGGATATTGTCAAACATTACGCTGTGCCTTCAACCACGTATTAACGCGCTCAATCTTTTCGATTGGGGCTGTGCGTAGCTTTCCGTTTTGCAAGTTGGATAGCCAAGCCTCGGAAACAGAGCAAGCCGCCGAAACAGTTTTAAGGCGTATGTGACTGGCTCGATTTCGTAAAAGTTTTGACGTTTCGCTCAACCATGTTGATTCTGTATTGGTAGTCATTTGTGGGCATGTCTATGTGTGCAAGCTGCACCGATGCCCCGAGTTTACACTAAAAATAAATTCCTACGGCAGAATTTTTATGATATGCTTCACCCATCAACAACCAACTAGGAAATCAAAATGACCGAAATCAATAAACAACCCCTGACGCAAGTAGTAGGGCGAATGTTTGTAGCAGACATTAAGACTGCTGGCAGCGATTTGCAGTTTGCTTGTCACAATCTTGCAAACGCTTCAGGATGGTGGACAGACCTTGCGACAGGTGAATCGACAACTAGCAAACCCGGCGAAACCCCAAAAATTAACGTCCCCGAAAAACTTTGCCTGATTCACAGTGAAGTTAGCGAAGGTATGGAAGGTTTCAGAAAAAACCTGATGGATGATAAATTGCCGCATCGTTCAATGTTGGAAGTTGAATTAGCAGATACCGTTATCCGTTGCTTCGACTTAGCTGGCGGTTTAGGTTTGGATTTGGGCGGTGCCATTGCTGAAAAATTGCAGTTCAACGCTTCACGTGAAGATCATAAAATTGAAAATCGTTTAAAAGAAAATGGTAAAAAGTTCTAAATTGATGTTAGAATTGACGTAACTAATATGAAACCCGCCATGACAAAATCAACCCCCGACGAAATCGAATTCGCCCGCCTACAAGCCTTGTTTGTCGAAGGTGGTGAATTTAGCCCACAAGAACACATCTTTTTTCGTGATAAGTTGTTAGAGCAATGGGAACAGTCCAAAGTTGCTTTGGAACTCGCTAAAGATTTTGAAATGAGTCATCGTAAGGCTATTGTTTTATTTGCGTTTGATCCCGAAAAGAATTCGGGAACTGAAAACGTCGAACTGGCTAACGGCTACAAACTGAAGTCAGTTAAGAAACTGAATTACAATGTAGATCAAGCTAATGTCAATGCTGCGCTTGATAAGATCGAGGCATTTGGCGAAAAAGGTAAGGTTATTGCAGAGCGTTTGATTAAATGGAAAGCTGACTTGTCGTTAAGCGAATATAAAACTTTGTCTGAAGAATATAAGGCTATAATTGACGAAGTAATCACAATTAGCGAAGGTTCACCTACGTTGGAAATCGTTAAGCCTAAAGATAAGAAAGTTTAAATGAAAATCAAACTTCAAGAAGCCAAAGACATTGAAGCCAAAATTAACCAGCTTCAAACTGAATTAATGGAAACCCTTAAACTTGCTGACGCTAAAGGTATGGTTATCAGTCAACATACTTGTAAGGGTACGCTTGATCGTTATAGATATATTTTGTCAGGCGTTAAAGTTCACCCTGATGATATTGAAGTTTAATTAACTAAACGCGACAATAGCATAATGGCAATGCAGTGACCTCATAAGTCATAAGATATAGGTTCAATTCCTGTTTGTCGCACCAATTTAAGGAAATTAAAAATGTATTACCGCAAAAAACCAGTAGTTATAGAAGCCCATTTGTTGACAGAATCTAATCTTGATTTTGTTGAAACATGGTGTAAAGGTTCTATTAAAGGAACTTTTTTACCGGCTTCAGAGCGTTGTATTGATATTCAAACTCTTGAAGGTGAAATGCGCGCTGACGTTGGCGATTACGTCATCAAAGGGATTAAAGGCGAGTTTTACCCCTGCAAAGCCGATATTTTTGAAGCTAGTTACGATTTTGTTTCTGAAGTATGAACGCTAAAGACCTAAAACCCGCAGGCCAATTAGCCCAATATTACGGCGTCAAATGCCTAGTGTTTGGCGGGGCCGGTAGTGGCAAAACGCCAATTTTCAACACCGCACCACGCCCGCTATTGCTGGCTGTGGAACCGGGTATGCTATCAATGCGCGGCTCGAATGTGCCAGCATGGGAAGCTAAAACAAAGCCGCGAATTGAAGAATTTTTCAAGTGGTTTTTCAATTCCGCTGAAGCAAACAATTACGATACTTTGGGTATTGATTCCCTTAGTCAAATGGCTGAAATCTATATTGAAGATGCATTAAAGTTTAATTCGCACGGTTTAAAGGCTTACGGTCAAATGGCTACCGAAGTAATGAAGCATGTTAACGATCTTTACTACCATCCTCGAAAAAACTTGTATTTGATTGCAAAACAGACTACAATTGAAGAAGGTGGTGCCCAAAAGCGCAAACCTTACTTTCCCGGTAAAGATTTGAATGTAAAGATTCCGCATTTATTTGATGAAATTTTACATTTGGGAATGCACAATATACCGGGTATAATTGGTCAACAAAGGGCATTTTGTACTGCCGAACAGTTTGATGTTTTCGCCCGTGATCGTTCTGGACGCTTAGACCCATTTGAGCAACCAGATTTAAGTAATATTTTTAGAAAGTGTATGCAATGACAACTGACACCAAACCAACCGGCCCAAGTGAAGAAGTGGTAAACATCACTGACATTTTCATGCGAATTTTAGGCGGTCGCCGCCTTGAAGTTTGTCTTAATTCATTGCAACTTAGCGTAATTACGCTTGCAAGTGATCTACCGAAAGAAGGTCGTGATTTTGTTTCTTTACAAATGAAAGCGTTAATCGAAACTATTGATGGCATTACAGACGAAGTGAGCCCACAATTAGATGCTTTTGATACCAAACCAAAACTGACTCTTGTTGGTTCCTAATTCTTTCCATACCGAAACCACACGGTTCTATTGTGGGCAAACAAAGGAAATTATGGAAACTTTCGTTCAACCTAAAGTAACTGGTTATCGCCAGTTAAACGAAACTGAAGCTAAATTGATGAATGACATCAAACTTAGCGGCAAAACATTGGGTGAACTTATCGAGATTCTTGAAAATACAGAAGGTCTTGATAAACGGTTCATTGCAATTGGAAAAACTCAAATTCAATTGGGTTTTATGGCTCTCATTCGCAGCGTGGCTCAACCCACATCTTTTGTTTAATTTCTCTCAACTTTAAAGGTATTTCAAAATGGCACAACTCCAAGCCCCATTCAACGCACAACAATTCGACCCAACTCAAGGCGGTGGTTTTCAACAATTGCCAGTAGGTAAACACCCCGTTGTCATCGTGGCGTCTGAAATCAAGGCGACATCTAATAATGATGGCGGTATGGTTGTCTATCAACTGCAAGTTATTGACGGCCCCGGCAAAGGCATCGAAGGCCCATATCGCATCAACTTGTATAACGCAAGCGATAAGGCCCGTTCGATTGCCGAAAGCCAACAATCAGCATTGTGCTATGTGACCGGCGTATTCATGGTGCAAGATACTGCCCAACTGCATAACATTCCTTTTGTGGTTGAAGTAAAAGAGCAAGCTTTGACGCCTCAACAAGTCGAAAAGAAAAATGCCGGTGAAACCGTTAACGCATTTACGCAAGTTGTCAAGGTGTACGACATTCAAGGTAACGAACCCAAAGGTGGCGGTCAACAAGCGGCCCCGGCGCAGCAACAACCAGCCCAACAACAAGCTCCGGTGCAGCAAGCCCCTGCCCAACAAGCAGCCCCAGCGGGCGCAGGCTGGGCACAGCAACCCGCAGCACAGCAGCAACCCGCAGCACAGCAGCAACCCGCAGCGGGCGGCTGGGCACCGGCGGTGGCTCCTGTACAGCAAGCGCCTGCCGCTGGTGGCTGGGCTCAAGGGGGTGCTGCCGCCGGTAACAAACCTGCTTGGGGTGCTAAGTAAGTTGTAAATAATAACCGCCTGAAATATGGCGGTTATTTATATTTGGAGAATAAATAATGAATCTGGTTGATTGTGTAGTCACTAAAGTTTTGGGTGAGCCTTACTATTTATGGTGTAAATGGATGATTGATGTGCAATATGAGGATGATTGCTCTATTCAAGTATCAACAATGAGTATAGTGTGCAATACCAAGGAAGAAGCCGAATCAATCAAAGTTGGTTATAAATTCTTGGCTTAAATATGCAAATCTCTAAAGCGTTACCAATCCCAACACGGTGCGATAATTGCAATTCTGACCGAATGGGTCTAACTTCAAAATCTGTTATTTATGGAAAAGAATATGGAAGCTGGCCTTATTGTTATTATTGTGATGATTGTGGCGCTATTGTCGGCTGTCATTCTAATACTTACACCCCTTTGGGATATATGGCAAGTTCTTATGTTAGACGACTTCGCGCAAAACTCCATAAAGTATTTGATCCCATTTGGCAATTAAGATATTTATCTCGCAGTCAGGCTTACGACTGGTTAGCTTCGCAATTGTGTATTGAAACTAGTAATTGTCATATATCGCAAATGACGCAATCCCAATTAGAGCAATCGTTACTAATATTGGCAGCGCATAAAGCTAACGGTTATTCGCAATTTCAGAAAAGGAAAATCAAAAATGACGCCCGTAAATCAGCCCGATTCAGTCGGGAAAATGACCGAATCAACCGTAGGCGCTCAGGAAACTAACCTAGGGTCGCTGACGGTTAACAGAAGCGTCTCAGAGCGCGTCAAGAGCGATATTGACTCACACACCTCAGAAATCTATGTCGATGGCTTCAGGTGGCATTTGGGTGCCTCCCTGATAGGTAGTGAATGCAAGCGGGCGCTTTGGTATGGGTTCCGCTGGGTGTTGCCCACAAGTAAATCGGGCCGTATGCAACGACTATTCAATCGCGGTCATTTGGAAGAATCTCGTCATGCTGAATGGTTGCGTGGTATCGGTTTTACAGTCTGGACTCACGATGAAAGCCAAACCAAACCAGACGGTACTTATCCACAATTACGAATCGTAAATTCCTGCAAAGGGCATTTGGGTGGTTCGCTTGATGGTATCGTGAAATTCCCCGAACGATATAAAATTAATGGTTATGCCATTCTTGAATCTAAAACCAGTGCTACTGGTGCCAAGTTCAATAATCTAGGTAAAGAGGGGTTGATTAAAGCCAACCCCCAGCACTACGCACAGAATTCGATTTACGGCGCAAGCTATGGAATTGAGCATGTTCTCTATATCTGTGCAAATAAGAATGACGATGATCTTTATATTGAGGTCGCTAATCTCGATTTCAAATTAGCCGGTCAAATGGAAGTAAAAGCGGAGTCTATTATTTTCAGTCAAGAACCGCCGGCAAAACTATCTGAAAATCCAACATTTGTTAAATGCAAAAATCTCTGTGATTTTAAAGAGATTTGTCACCATAATAAACCTGCGGTTAAGAATTGCCGGTCTTGCATCAATTGTGCGGCTGTAGATAATGCTGAGTTCTTTTGTTCTAAATGGAATGGTGTTATACCTCGTGAAGAAGTGTATAAAGGTTGTCCTGAATGGGTGACGATATTACCTGCTATTGTGGGCAAAGTAATTCCAATTAAAAAGAATAAGAATTCTGATTTTGTGCTTGACTCGGATATACCTTTCTGATGATTACCCCTCACTACTACCAAGCCAATGCCAAACAAGCCATTTTTGATTATTTTGAGAATGGGGGTATCGGCAATCCATTAGTTTGTATGCCTACCGCTAGTGGAAAGTCGATTGTAATTGCCGATTTTCTACGTGAAGTATTCCGACAATTTCCAAACCAGCGGGTGATGATGCTTACGCACGTTTGGAAATTGATTTCGCAAAATGCCGAAAAGATGCGTATTTTTTGGCCCAATGCGCCCATCGGTATTCACAGTTCTGGATTAAAAGAGCGTGACGTGACGATGCCAATTATTTTTGGTGGCGTCCAATCAGTTGCCCCGACATTAGCTAAAAATCCATTAGCTTTCGGATGGCGTGATTTAATTTTGATTGACGAAGCGCATTTACTAGGCTCTGACGAAGATAGCCAATATCTTAAAGTAATTGCGGCCCTTACCAAAATAAATCCACATTTAAAAGTTATCGGCTTCACGGCTACACCATATCGCCTAAAGATGGGCCTCTTAACTGACGGCGGGTTATTTTCAGATATTGCATTTGATATGACTACCCATGAGTGGTTTCAGCGTTTAATTGGCGAAGGCTTCTTATCGCCATTAATAGGTAAGCCAACAAACACGCAAATTGAAGGCATTGGAAACCTATCTGTAGTCGGTGGTGATTTCAACGCCAAACAATCTGAAGAATTAATTGATACTGAAAACATCACATACTCAGCCTGTCAAGAAATTTTGGAATACGGGGCTAACCGTAATAAATGCATGGTTTTTGCGGCTGGTGTGAATAATAGCGAACATATTGCCGACTGCCTAACTTCAATGGGCGCAAGTGCTGCGGCTGTGCATTCAAAGCTAAAAAGTGATGAAGTGAAGGCCCGACTATCAGCCTTTGAGCGCGGCGAGATTTGGGCGCTTGTTGGGGCCAATATGTTCACCACTGGCTATGATGAACCGCGTATTGATTTGATTGCCGATTTGCAGCCCACATGTAGCCCCGGCAAGCACGTTCAAAAATTAGGCCGGGGTACACGGGTTCACCCATCCAAAAGCAATACTTTGATCTTAGATTTTGCTGGCAATATTGCTCGAAACGGCCCGATTGATGACCCTGTGATGCCGCGTAAACCGGGTGTTAAAAGTGGCGAGCCCCCGCCCATCAAGTTCTGCGAAACAATCAAGCTTGAAGTGAATCAGAAGCGATTTGAGGAAATGAATAGTTTGGGAAAGATAGACCTGAATGACCCCGAATTGACACAGGGTTGCGGGGCTTATAACCATGCTTCAGCGCGTTTTTGCTGCAACTGTGGGGCTGCGTTCAGCTTCAGCACAAAGCTATTTGCCACGGCGCGCAACGATGCCCCCATGAAACAGGAAGAAACACCAATAATTGAATTGGTGAAGATCAAACCGCCAGTCTTTTATGCTAAGAATAACGGCAAAGACAAAGGTGGTGGCTTTATTTCACCCCCAACTGTCAGAGTAACGTACACTATCGGCCTGCGCCCAATTAACGTATTTTTATGTTTTGAGCATACCGGCAAAGCTAGACGGTTAGCACATGAATGGTGGCAACGTCATGCGTCAACTGAAGCACCGGCAACAGTTGAAGAATTTTTAAGTCGAACCCACGAACTGCGAATTCCCAAAGAAGTTAGAATTCATGTTAATAAGCAGTACCCAACAATTGAAAGTTACGAGTTTTAACATGGCAATTAAATACACAAAAGAAATTCAAGATGCTAGGCAAATAGTGTTTAAAGACCTTATCGAAAGTCAGACGTTTAAAAGTTGTATCAATTGCAGTCAGTTTCTTAATAATGGTAGCAATGAAATTTGCGATTTGAATAAACTTCGCCCACCTGCCAGAGTAATCGTTTACGGTTGCGAAATGCACGAATTTGATATTCCTTTTTAACTTGGAGATAATGAAATGACAAATGAAAAAGACTTCACAGATATTGAATTAGAAACCGTGGGTGTTACTGGAGAATTTCTATCTAAAGTTCCTGACCAATATCAAAGTGAAGCTAAAGCGGCTTTACATGCAGCTTGGAAACTTGGTAATTTTGATAAGAGTTCTGTTTCCGCTGATTCCGTAGTCGAAACAAACCGCCAATTGCTGCTAGATCGTTCTAATGTGGGCATCGGTAAGTATGGCACCACGTTGACGGAAAACAAAGGCAATTTGCGATATTGGCTGAAGCATGCGCTTGAAGAATGTTTAGATCAAGCCAATTATTTGCAACGTGCAATTATGGAATTGGACAAACAAAATGGCAATAGTTGCATCGATGAAGGTTGTCCTCATTTCAACACACCACACGGTCATATTGGAGATTGATTAAATGGCAACCGCTAAACCTCGCGCCCGCAAACCCAAATCCGAACCCCAAGAACCTTCGGCACTTTTGTCAGCCCTGCACTTCATTGCTGTAGCTCAGAATTCCGAAGGTTTACCATATCAGACACATTGCCGAATTGCAAACGGTATTTTGAGCGCATCGAATGGCGGTATGTCGGCTGGTATTAAAGTTGACGATAGCTTGCGAGTATGCCCACATACAGCAACCCTAATCAACGCTCTGTCAAAATGCACTGAGGCTATTTCCATAACCGAATTGGATTCGGGGCGCTTGTCTGTCAAGTCGGGTAAATTCCGTGCGCTTGTGCCGTGTGTGCCCTTTGACGACATTGTGCCGGTACAGCCTGACCCAGCTTGCGCCGAGGTCACAGACGCCGTTAAAACGGCCTTGCTGCACGTTTCCGGGGTACTCGATGACAAAGCTACAGAACCGCTTACATCGTGCGTCATGCTGCAAGCCTACAGCGCAGTGGCAACAAATCGTCATGTAATTCTGGAGGCGTGGCACGGCATCGACCTACCCCCAAATATTCAGATACCCCGGTCGTCAGCTTTGGCAATTTGCAAGACTGATAAGCCGTTAAAGGCTTTCGGCTTTTCTGAAAATAGCGCGACGTTTTATTACGCTGACGATTCGTTTATCAAAACGCAATTGTTTAGCTGCACATACCCTGATTTGTCATCAATTTTGATTGCGGAATCTGACGCTAATGCTTGGCCGTTGCCAGTTGACTTTTTTGAAGCTATTGACAATATAGCTTCATTTAGCAATGACAATACCGTCTATTTTGGTAAAAATCTGGTCAAGTCACACGCTGACATTAATGAAGGCGCCACCTTTGAATTAGAAGGTTCGCCCGAGGGGATTATTTTTAATATAGGCTATTTGAAATTGATTAAAGCCCATGCTAAACGAATCCACTTTATGTATAACACTAAAGGTTTGGCGGTATTTTTTGGCGACGGTGTACGCGGTGGTATTATGAGTAAGTCAAAATGAGATTGAGAAAAGCCCCAAAGTTCTTTATTGACGAATGTGGCTCTGCTACTGTTAAAAAGGTCGTGCCAAAGATAAGCACAGTTCAAGTAGAGCGAGAGTTAATTCCAATTGCTTACTACGAAAACGATCTAGCGTTATCAATGGATGGGGCTAGGGGCTATACAATGTTTTTCGATATTGAGTCCTATATCAATTATTTTTTGATTGGCTTCAAATGTTGGGAAACTGGCAAATACGTTATATTTGAGGATTCCCCGGATGCGACAATTGACCTAGACAAGCTGAATTGGCTTATTTGGAATTTTCGTCTCGTCGGATTTAATAGTGCTAAATATGACATTATTATGACCATGCTTGCATTGCGTGGTTACAAGGCCGAGCGATTGAAGCAATGCACACGCGCAATTATTCCAGCTAAAGACGAAGATCGTGTCGATATTGTCCAATTACTGAATAATTTTAATTTGAAGATTCCTGCTGGGATTGACCATATCGACTTGATTAACGTGTGCCCACTTAAAGGTTCACTCAAGAAACGTGCCGCCCGGTTACACGCGAAACGGTTGCAGGAATTGCCATATCATTTTGACAAAGCGTTAACTAAGCTGGAATCAGAGCATGTTAGGAATTACTGCCTAGGTTCTGATATTGTGGCTACTGAGTTGATTTTTAACGAACTATCGGAGCAATTCAAACTTCGCTACGATCTAAGCAAAAAATATGGGGTAGATGTTCGCTCAAAATCGGATGCACAGATTGCGGAATCGGTGATTAAAGCCGAAATTAAGCGCAAGACGGGTAAGACTGTCAAACTCGCGGGTGTACAAGCTGGGGCTAAGTTTCAATATCAACCCCCTGAGTTCCTGAAGTTTGATTCTGTGGGCATGAATACCACATTCCAGACCATCGAAGATATGGTATTTGAAATCACTAGTGAAGGCAAACTATCAATGCCTGATAGTTTGCTTAATCTGGAAATGCAGATAGGTGATAACGTCTATAAGCTAGGTAAAGGCGGTTTACATTCTAAGGAAAAATGCCGTAGCTACAAAGCAATTAACGGGATGAAACTTTATGACATTGATTATGAGTCATTCTATCCAAAGCTCATTATCAATTCTGGGTTATACCCTAAAGCCATTGGGCCTATTTTCCTTGAGATTTTTGAAGAGATTGTTAATAGGCGACTTGATGCCAAAGCTGGCGCAAAACGCATAAAAGAACAACTAAAAGAAATACAGGATAAATTAAACGCTAAATATATTGGATTAAATCTTGAATTAGAAACATTCAGCGCCGAAGCTGATGGGTTAAAGATTACAATTAACGGTACATTTGGTAAGTTGGGTTCCAGATGGTCAATCATGTATGCGCCAGATTTGTTAATCCAAGTCACATTAACCGGACAGTTGTTATTATTAATGCTTATTGAACGAATGGAGGCTGCGGGTTTACAAGTTGTCAGTGCTAATACCGATGGTATTGTTTTATATATTCACGAAAGTCAGCATGAACTGATGACCAAAATTAGAAATGAAGTTTCTAAAGAAGTTAGCATTAAGATGGAGGAAACTGAATACAAGGCTTTATACAGTGCCGACGTTAACAATTACATTGCCGTTAAAATGGATAATAAATGTAAATTGAAAGGTCGATTCTCGAATCCTTGGAACGATAAAGATATGGCTATCTTTAGATTTCACAAAAACCCAATGCGTACTATTTGCATCGAGGCTATTGAAAAAATGCTTACTGAAAATATCCCGGTAGAACAAACTATTCGAGAATGCACCGACTTGACAAAGTTTATCTGTGTGCGCGACGTTAAAGGGGGTGCCCACAAGAACGGGATATATCTAGGTAAAACCGTTCGCTGGTACTATTCAACTGAAGAAACCGGAACTATCAATTATGTTTTGACGGGCAACAATGTACCAGAAAGTGAAGGCGCTAGATATGCAATGGATTTACCGGAATTTATACCTGACGATTTAGATTATGGGGCTTACGTGGAAAAAGCCAATAACTTGCTAGAAGCTATTGGCTTTTATGAACGTCCGGTTACGTTGGGGTTATTTTAGTTTACGTCGAAATATATGATCCCGACACGTTGATCGTGAACGCCCCTGCGGGCATGTTGATAGCCGAACGGCCACCGACACCCGATTGAAACAAACGGACGCAACCGGCACCTGCAATCGTCACATACGGATGAAGCAGACCAACCTGACCACCAGTTGATGAAACTCCAGTAACAGACAACGCGACGGGCGTCTGCTCACCATTCCCAAGATCAACGCACGGATATGGCAGGCTGACCAATATCCCACCAGCGCCGGTATGACCTGCGCTCACGTTAACCTCGGCACGGAAGAATACGGTCTTTCCGGCGCGACGGAACCGCCCAACTCGCCCGCCCGTGTAAACCCCGGCTCCAGCAGTACCATCACCGGCCACGACCGGAGTGTACGCAGTGTCGAATGCGTCGGATTCTTCGGCCTTGAACGAGTTCGAGAACAAGGCAAAGTCGTTGTTCAAGAACTTGTTCGTCGCTGGCGTGAACGTGTGCCCCGCTTCTTTCTGAATTGCGACGGCGGTCTTGAATAGCGGTGATGCGACCCTCGTGTTTGTGATGCTCACGTTCGATGATGTGCCAGCATAAAAATTGATGGCTACCGATGCCCCCGGAAGACCCGTTGCGCAATCGACGAAATCGCAATTGTCGATTTTCAGGTAATCAACACTGAAAACCATTAAGCCGTTACCATCGGTTGACCCGCAACGGACAAGACGGGTCCCTGTCAGGTCGATGTCCCGGCAAGTATTTGCGGCGTCCGTGTAGCCGATCAGTGCTGCATTTGTGAAGTCCAAGAACGTGTTGTCAATGAGCTTGATACCCTTCGCACCTAAGATCGCAAATGGCCGTGATCCAGATTTTGCGGAATTACCCTGAACGATGACATCGTGTATAGCACTGCTCGCGGTTGGAGCCTGCATCCCGTTGAAATAGAAGAACGTACCTGTCGTTTCGCTCTTGTTGTTCAGCACCCGAATATTTTCAGGACGAGACACAACTGACGCGCTCACCGGAATGCAGATTGCACCGACGTTCCCGCCGATATTCTTGAATCGGCTGTTCCGAATTGTGACGTTCTTGATCTCAGCGGATGTGTCTGTGTCGTTCGGCTCAAGGTCAATCGCCCCCGGCATCGTGGGTGCAGTGCAGTTGGCGAACTCGCAGCCGTCAATGTCGATGCCGTCAATCGTAATGACACTGATGGCGTTGCGGTTGGCCTTGTTGATACCGTCAAACTTACATCGTTGAGCCTTGACGTTGCTGTTGTAGCGCACGACGCTTGGTGTGTTGGACGAGCCGAGGTAGATCGCGTCACCCCTGAACCCCTTGAACTCGACGTGTCGCAAAGTCACGTCCGACACGCCGTTGAGATTTAGCAAATGTACGTGCTCAGAGAACCCGTCAGTATCACAAGTCCCGCGAAGCTGAAGGTTCGTCAGCTTCAGGTTTTTGATGTTGTTTGCAATCAGGTTTGAGCCGCTATCGCAGGTGAACGCGTACTGTGCGCCCGACTTTTGCCGGATGATTGTCACACCTTCGCCATCACCAAAAAACTCGGTGTCTGCCGGGAAGTTGGCTGATGAAATGTCGTATGTACCGGCAGGGACATAGACCCTGCGCGAGGCAGCGCTTGCCCGGTTGAACATGCCAGTGTGATCGGATTCACCAGCAATGAAATACAGATTTACGTTTTTGAGTTCTGCCCGTAATGCAACCTCTACTGTAGTTGTATCTACTAGCGGAATATGATCGTAGTGAACTACGTCGGCGTTCAATTCTGCAAAAGTTACACCCTGAACAACCCGAAACTTAGCAGTTTCAAAAGTACCTGATGTTGTAAATGGCAATTGACTTTGAATTGGCGCGTATGTAACATCACCATATTCAACTGTTTGATTTGGTGTTGTTAAACTAATTCCACTAGTGTATGCCACTGGAACCAAATACCCTGTTTGTGAATAAATATCAGAAACCAACTTTTTTACAGTTGGATATGTTGCACCCAAACGGGTTAGCACTTCCGCGTCAGCGGCTCCGTTTGTAAATAGGGCTAGGCTTTCAGCATCTAAAGATGCCGCGTCTAATTGTGCTTTGGTTATTGCAGTCATAATTTTAAATTAAGTTGTTGATGAAATCGGAATCATGTTCATAAAATCGAGCGTCGTAATTGCCAGCGCGAATTTTAGAAGTCATATTATCTTGCGGTGTTTTTTCTGACATTAAAAATGCAGTTTGCCGTGTGTCAGTATTGCCCACAAGTATATAACCCGTTTGGGCAAAATGGGAAGGGTCTATTGATAATGGTAGTCGCGGAGCGCGAGATAAAAGAATGGTTTTCTTTGTTGGACCGGGTGTTACTGGTATAGATTCCACTGTTTTATCGGATAATTGCAAAAATATGCTGTAATTAATACCATTGGTAAATTCAGTATTTTGTGATGTATAAATTAACAGACCCTCTTGTTTAGTTATTTCACCATCTTGAGTATTCGGCCTAGTATTATCGGCAACTAATATACGATCTTTTTCTACCAGTAAATCGGCTTCTTGCGTTGCATCAAATTCAACTTGAATATTCTGATAGCGCACTTTGTTATATTCGCGCCATGCATGAAAATGCGCTTGAATTGAATTGCGAATACCAATCGACTCAATTTTCTTAGGATTTACCGAACTTCTATTTGTGGGCAAGTATAGAGTCACCACCGCGTCATCATCAGGTGAAACATACTCAAATTCAACACCATCAAAATCGTTCACATTGCCAAAAACAATACTTCTATTTTCAGAACCCGGTATTTTATTTCGATGATTAAACAGAATAACGCTATCGTCGGTTTCTTTTTCAAATGCCAATTTCAATACGTTACCCATGCGATAGCCAGTGCAGAAAACGGCATTAGCTATAATTTGGAAAGTTTCTTCAAACGAAAGATTGTCTTTGTCAAATGTATAATTAAATTCTGCCGAAATGTCGGTTCCAAAATAAGTCTCTACTTGATCTATTGTTGAATAAATACCGGCAATATCAATTTCATTAACAGACCTATTACCTATATATTTGGCTAAAGTCACAAATGATAATATATCACTAGCTCTATTGGTTGAATGTAGTGTTGTACTGAAAGATGTACCACCTAACCATTGTGGCAATTGTCTTGTTACTAGGAAATTAGCTTTTCTTTCTTTAAGTGAAAGTGCGCCAGTTGTAGCGTAAGACTGCCCACGAATAACAGTAACGTCACCAAAATTATCGGTAGTTAGTGGGGATACCGCGTAAAGGTCGCGCCATTTAACTTCATCGACTACTGTACCGTTAAACGCCAAATCGGATGCTGTAGTTCTACGTGCCCTGACTTGACAACGACCGCTAAAAGTTGTAGCCGCATCCAATGTAATCGCTCTAGTTTCTTTAGAAACTGAAGAACCGACTAATGATGTTGTAAATAATTCAGCCGCACCAATTGGGGCGTTCAAATTATTTATTGGGGTTATTTCAATTTCAATACCAACTGTAGCTGAATATTGAACTTCTCCATTATCCTTATAAAGTCCATTCACTGCTATAAAATTATTGAATGATCTAGTTCTATCAGTTGATTCCAAAATAAATGGCCCAACCCATTTATTAATACTGGTTATGATTGTTGGGGCTATAGGGCCGCTAGTACCACTTGGGAGGATACCCCAATCAGAATTTATTGATATTGGATCATCAAGTGTTATGATAGTTGTAGATACCGCAAGAACTGGATAAGTTCCATTCAAATTAAATAAAATGTCACCAGTTGCAATATCCATAGTTATTGCAATAAAAGCAGAATCACCATGCGTTGAATACTGGTTCCAATTTGCATTTACTGTGCCCGGATTGTCTAATGTAACAACAATATACGGATTCGGCGGATCGTCTGGATTAGCTTCTGAAGTTACCGACAAAATCGTATAAATACCATCACAGTTATATGTATAAATAATAAACCCATCTGGATGATAAACTGGGAAATTGGCGTTTTTGAGTGTTATCTGAGCACCAGTTACAAAACCCGTTGGTGGGGTTGAACTTGAATGCACAAAAACAAATTCCTCGCTACCTCGTAAAAATGCAGATTTATTATATGAATATAAATCTAAGTATTTAATTGCGTTCGTAATAATCAGTTCATCACCAGCGGCAAAAACTGTAGTGAAATCCCTAGTTGATCCAGATATTAATTCAATTGTGTTTGGATCATTAAAATAAACATCATTTGCACCAATAAAATGATTTGAATTAGGCGGGCGTATCACTTGACCCGTTACTGAATTAGACCTGATAGCCGTATAAGATGGTTGAGTTATCGAGCCGCCAACTTGAAAATAAGGTGTATCGGTATTTATATTTGCATTAGGCTTGTATGCTTGAATTGATGTACCCGGAATTTGACTAATTAACGTCTCACCGTCATAAGCATCGTGGATTTCATATTGACCGACCCCAATACACATTTGAACATGCTCAACTTCTTGATTGCCGATAAATGTTGTATATGGTGGCGCAATTAAATCTGGTGTGCTGCGAACTGTCCCAAAAATATCAGGAATGCGACCGTTAACCCGTGCCGAGTTAGTTCTAGTTGACAGTTCGTTATTTGGCGAAGTATTTTGAGTATTTCGCTCTGTTATCGAAGGGATTTTAGGGCGCAGCAATAATGCTACGACTACGACCGCAATTAGAACGCCGATCAAAATTGCAGCGGCCCCCGCTGGATACACCACACAATAAAACGGCCCTTCTAATTCTCCGAGTTTGGAAATACCGGCATCATCATAAGGTGTTACATCATTAAGTTCCGAGATATTTTCGTGGTAAATTCTTCCAGTATCGGGCCATACGTCAAACCTACCTGTCAAAAATTCACGCACGTCTAAGACTTCCACGGTCTCCCATGTTTCAGGGTCTAACGTATTTTCAATTAATACTACAGTTTTTAACATGCGAAAAATCCAACTTTTTTAAAACCTATCGAAACCGTTTCCAATATCTCGAAACGAACGCCCGATTTTGTGATATGCAAAACGCGACCCCGCAAGTATATGCCCACATGAGGGGCATCCCGGTGCGATTGAAATTGCACTAGGCAGGGGCTTAATGGGGCCTTCAGGCGCTTAAATATCCGAAGGTCTGCCAGTACCACCCGCCTAGCCTTGCGGCCACCTAGGAAGCCTTGTAGAGCATGGCTTATGTCTATACCCGTTTCGTCTTTCCATACCTCACAAACTAAATGCGCGCAGTTGTAATTTTGTGGGCAATAGACTTTATTCAAATATTTGTCAACACTCATAACAAACCGCGAAGTGAAGGGAACCTATCAATTTTATATAATTCGCCAGTTTTGTTAATATTCAATTGCGGGGCACTTGCTTCAAATGTAGAGCCTTCGCGTGTAAATGAGAAACTTTTAATTTCCAATATCAAAGGGCCAAACATGACGGTATTTAAATCATCAGATCGAAAAGTTCTATATTCCACCCTAGGTTTAATATTGAATGAGTTTGCGGCTGTAATAGCATCTATTTCATTTGGTATGACTTCACCTAAATCACCGAATGATATTCGCAACCCTTGATCTAAGTCACCACGCGAACCTAATTTAGTTATCGCCAATTGTTGATAATCGTGTTGGTATTGAATCCCATTTTCATATCGAAGCAAAGCGCCATTTGTTGAGTTACGAACAAGTCGATACACTTTAGTAAAATTAGGGTGTGATATTTGCAAACACTCTAATTCAACAACACTACTTTTTGAACGTAGGAAAAATTCAGAATATGAAGTCATTAATTGATACCGGGTAAATCAATATTTACTAATTTTTCAAGTGAATTTGTTATAGCCGTAGCATTGGCGACAGAGCCGTATTCTGTAACCATCGTCACATAACTTTCTGAATAGTCAGCATCGTATGAAATAGGCATAACTTCTAATTGTGCAGAAACTGTAAATGACAAACCTTGCTGACTGACTAAACCAAAAGTACCCGGCATAAAGTTGGCTTCGTGTTCAGTTAAGTATGGTTCATCTAAATATAAATCAATTAAAAATGGTAAACCAGCATTGGCAACTGAATATCTATAAAAGACATTCAAATATTGATAATTTTCACGGCTTAATGTCCACTGACAACTAACCATTTGTGAGCCGCCGATAATATCTTTACGATAACGCCCGCGACCGCCATCTAATTGCACTCGTAAAATTTCAGTGGCTGAAGCCACCGCATATCCCGATTGGTCTGGAGGTAGTATTAATTTTTGCATTTAATTACGCCGTCTTTGTGTATTAGTGCTAACACCTAGCGATTTTGAATAAGTGGAGTTGGGATTACGAATTGCACCAGCCATCACATCAGGGGCGTCACGGGCTACAGTTTCTTTTGCAATTCGGCGGGCAATTATCACAATATCGTTTTCACCAATTTGCTTTGTTTCAATATCGGCACCGTGATTTTCGATTGTCACGTTCATACCGCCAGAACCCGACGATGTGCCCACATTAGAGTTAGCGCCGACAGATTTAGCACCCCGGTTCATGGCCTCCAGCATGGGACGATTTTCGCGTGTTGCCGCTGCGGTCATCACGAATTCTTGACCGTGGACGACCCCTGCAACTGCGTCAGTTGCCATATTGCCAGTGTAGCCGCCGGATTGAAAGCCCATCATCGAACCCATGATTGCGAGATTTTCAGACATAGCGGTTGTCGCCACAATGCCAGCCATCGCAGGGGCGCTATTGGCACCAAAGCTGGCGAGGGATACCATTGCCGCAGCGGGTGCCCATGCTGTAGCTGTGAGGCCCGCAGCGGTCACGCTGGCTGTAGTGGATGCGGCCAATGCCGCAGCCCCAATTGATTCGCCCAATGCCGCGTTGACAACATACTGGATACCCAACTGCACTAGCGAACTAATCAATTGTGACAAAGCATTTTGGGCTACATTTTGAATAGCACTACCCAAATCTTCAGAATAAACAATTGCACGACCGATACTATCAGCGAATCCGGTATTCAATGTTTGAAAGAAACTGCCGAAACTCGTAGAAAGTCCAGCCAGCATACCTTGATAATTAGTTAACAAAGTTCCAATTGAACTAAGCGCCATATCGTCAAAAGTACCAACACCCATATTCAAACGGATATTAGCGGCATCTACACCAAGTTTCACTAAACGCAAAGAATATTGTTCCGCGTCAAGCATTCCTTGTTTGTGGGCAATAGACAATGCTTCGGTTTCAGTTCTAACTTTGAGCAATGCACCTAAGCCTTGTTCGTTTATTTTATTAACTGATGATTGCAATTCTGATTGTTTTTGCAATTCTGTTTTGCGCGCCCGTAATGCAGCAACAGCATTCAGAATGGTTTGATTATCGGTTGTTCGTAGATCAATACCTTTTGCAAGTAAATCATTGGAAATACCTTGCATATAAGATTCAATTTCAGTTTCTTTATTGGTCAACTTAGTTAACGCAAACTGATTATCTAATTCTTTATTAAATTGATGTAATGGATTTTGGGCATTCGCAATTGTTTCTTGAGCCAGTAGTGATGCACGGTTGTACTGTTCAAGTGTAATAGTGCCGTCGGCAATTAATTTATTTGCAGCACTCATAGTTGCATTAAATTGACGCCGAATGCCGTTGTATTCTTCGTCTATTTTACCTGCTTCTTCAGAAACTAATTTATTATCAACAATTGCTGCAATTTTAGATTTAATGCTTTCGGTTTCATTAGTACTTAATTTTATTTTACGACCAACCAAACCTTCATTAATCTGATTAAACATTTGCTCCTTTTCAAGTGCAGAATTCAATAGATTTTGTGAACGCAATTCATTATCGAGTTGAAGTTTAATTTTTGTTATCGCAGTAGCTCGATTTTCTTCTTTTTGCGAACCGGGTGATTTCAGTTTATCTTTTATCGCTGCTTCAGTTGCGGCAATTGTTTTTGGTTGCAGACGTTCGTCATTTGGGTTAATTTTACGAATATCTTCTAAATCACGACGATAATCAGCTAATGATTTAGTTAACTTAGTTTGATTGGAAGCCGTTGACGCGGTTAATGCATCAATTCTATCGGATGCAGCAATGCCAGCTTTTTGTTTAGCTTGATCTTCAGCTTTTAATGAGGCAACCCGCTCATTCAATTTTATTGATTCTTTTAAAGTGCTGATTTCATTAGCTAATTCTTCAGTAGCCTTACCCGGTTTAATCCCTAAACTTTGATTTCGTTCACTTAGCGTTTTAAAATTGCTTTCGAGTAGTGTGAGCTTTTCACCCATTGTTTGCTCGCGCCCGATACCCAACATAGCATCCCATGCACCCTTGGCGGCACCGCTAACCCCCATCCAAGCCTTTTCCATTAGACCTGCGTTTGTTATGATAGTTTGCGCTCTTTGCTGCATAGCATCCGAGTATGCTTTTTCTGCGACATTAGCGGCCTCAACTGCGCGGCCTTGTTTATCGAGTGCCTTAATTTGTTCATAAACTGATAACGTCAAATAGTTATAAGTCTTATTTAATTCTAACGATGCTTTAACAGGACTATCCGCCAATTTTTGAAATTGGTCAATTGTTTTTGATACAGCTTGACCTGTGGCTTTTTCCATTAAAATAGAAGTTCGCGATATGTTTTCGATATTCATACCGGCGAGATTGCCAGCTTTTGCAATTTCAGTAAGTGTTTCTGCGGCTTTACCTTTTGTGCCAACATTAGAAAGATTATTCTGCAATTCAGCAAAGCGGCTAGATGTAACAGCTACTACATTTCCAGTGAGTGTGTTTTCTTTATTGAAGTCGATTAATTCCTGACGACCTTTTAAGAATGCTATAGTAAGCACACCTATTACAGTGCCAGTAACTGTAAGCGGATTTATCAATGCCGATAGTCCGGTAGCCAATGCGGTTAGAGCCGGTTTAACACCCCCAAACATATCTTTCAACTGACCACCTTGTTGTAAAAACACAGTCAATGGTTTTTGGCCACCTTGCAAGGAAACAATAATGTCAGTAATTTGTGCAGGTACATTTCGCATTGCTGCGCTGTATTGCTTTGCGGAAAGGCCGTTTTTATCAAATTGAATACCTTGGGTCTTTAAAGCATCTTCTTGTTTTTTCAAAGCTGCAATAAATGGGGCGGCTTGTTGAGTTACGCCTAGGTTTGCGGCTTTTAAAGAAAGTAACTCAGATTGACTTTTTCCAATGGCATCATTCTGTGCTTTTAAACTAGCTATAAATTTATCGGCTGCGGTTTGAACAGTCTTTGCGCCTGTAGATTGGGCCGCAGCTAATCTTTGCGCCGATAACGCAGCTTGATTTTGTGCGGTTTCTAAGCGTGATGTTGCTGTAGATAAATTCATTTGAGCAGTCGCAAGTTTTGCACTTGCGGTAGCCGCACTTGCTGTACCACCTGAAATCCCACCGAGTTTAGAAACACCTAACGCATTCAGTTGCTTTTGCAGAGTTCCGAGGTCTTTATGTGCGCTTCGTGCCTCAATAGCAATTGCCTTAATTTTAACGGCAATGGATGACTCTACACTATCCTTAACCTCGATAACAATACTTTCATCAACCATGATATTCCTAAAACTTTATTGTGGGCAATTTTTTGCGCGTGATGAGTAACGACCCTGCCAAAATACCCTGAGGGGCTTGCTTGGAGCTACCATTTTCCAGAGCCCGGATATAGGGGGTATTATTGCTTATGTAAATGGTCTGCCCCGGTTTTTTTCTTGCCAGAGTAGCATTGCCCACATTTAATGCCTCATTTATGGATGCCGAAGCTGTGTATCCAAGATAACCCGGTACATAAGCCTTGATGAAGCTCGACACCGGGGCATCGAATGACACCTGCCAGTTTGATAGCGCGGTGCTTGTATCAACGGGGGTGCGCCAAAGCAAATTGGTCAGTAATTCGCTGGCGACTTTGACCGCAAAATCGGATGATCGTTTTTCATAGCCCTTTGCTCTTTGCTCAAGGCTATTTGCCAAATCATTTAGGTTTCTTGCCATTTTGCGACTTCTTTGCAATTCGGGCTGTATGACTTAAATCCATTTGACGAATCAAATATATTAAATCCTCAGTATCCTCATTATTAAGTTCGTATGCAACCGCGTAGTCTTTAATGCGACTCCAAGGGATTGCAGTTACCCCCATCGAATGCGACCGTTCGGTATCTAAATCAAAAAAGGCTTGCAAAAATAATTGCAAGCCTATTTCAAGTTTCGGGGCGTTAGCTATAAAGTCTGGCAACGGTTGACCCATCATATAAGACTGTTTAGCTATCGTCTGTTCGTTAGGCCCATGATCTAACAGATACCCCAAAACCTCGATTAGTTTTTTGCTTGATCTTCCAGCACAGTTTTGCGGAATAGAGCTGCATTATTGGCCTGTGCCTGCAATTCTTTATACACATCAGGCAAATCGGTTAGCAATTTTCGTGCATTAGCCTTTGTGTATGGGAATACATTTCCATTTTCATCCAGTATATTAGACCAACCCTTCAAAATGGCACTTAGAAAAACGTCAAAGAAAATAGCGGCATCTTTTTCGGGTGAAAGAATTTTCAAATCAATTTGGCGCTGATAAGGTTTGCTTGCTTCTAGCAAAGCCTTCCGGTACTCCATGTTGGAATCAGTAATACGGGCCACAATAAATGTGGGCACAGTACCATCATCATTGGCCGCAAATGTGACTTCCGCGCCATTAATTTCAAGGGCTGGATTCGTTGCGTAATTTTTATACAAACTCATTTTGATTGTTCCTATAGATAAAAGAAAAGGCCGGTTTTACGCGGCCTTTCAGTTTAGCACAATATTAGATTACGCTGGCATTGCCAGATTTGGCAAATAAGCAAAAGATTCGTGAAGCAGTGTGTAGTTATTCGCGCACTGCACCGCCATTTTTTCCAATGGCAGCATAATTGCAGCATCTTTCTCTACATTCAAACGACCGCCGCCCAAATCGAGCAATGGAATATCAAAGATGAATCCCGCATTGCGAGAGGCACCGATAATGCTAAAACCTACATCGGCATTATTGCGAACAGCTTTGACAGCGGCAATTGTTGTAAAATATGCCGTGATTGAGCCAGTTACTTCAAAGTTACCAATATCAACATCAAAGCCGCCTAGAGTTCCGATTGCTTTGGATGGGCTTGCGTTATTGTTGATTGCAATACTAGCTTCAGTAGCATAACCGAACAATGAAGTATCGTTAGAACTAGCCGGGTTAACGACCGACAATTTCATGCGATAAATATGCGAGGATGTGTTATAAGCATCCTCGCCGGGTGCTGCAATTCGAGAACCAGCTTTAATCAAATCATCCACATCGCCAGTGCGGTAAGTCGTATCGCAAGCAATAAACGTCAAGTCAACATTCAATTTGTCAGCTTGGGGGATGTTGAGTGTCAATTCATTGGCGACCGCACCTTCGAGGTATTCGGCTTGCACAGCATTAGCGCCCATACCTAATTGACGTTCAATGTTGTAGCTACGTTGTTTAATCAAATCTGTAGTAGCTTCATTCTTGATAGTCGTGCCCACATAAAAACGGATTGTTTTCGATGTGCCGCTTTCAATAGCTGGCGTCCAAGTTGTATCGTCAAAGGTCAACGCTTTTGCTGCAACCGTTTTGATCCGTGCATAACCATTGTTATTAACGAAACGGTTTGCAAGTGTGTCATCACCGAGAAACACCCACTTACCGGGAATCAAGTCAGGCAATGTCGTGAAATCAGCAGTCGTGGCAGTCAATACGGGAAGTCCACCGACAACGGCCATATTAATGTCACCAGAGCCGAACTGATAGCCTACGCGGGCTAGTTGAGCCGCTGCGGGTGGGGTAGCCTCATCAGCCAGCGTTTCGGCCACTGTAACAGCGCCTGTGGCCGCTGTAGCGATTGTTCGCAGCCCGTTGTTTGTCGCAAGTCCGAACCCCGACGCCAGAACCAACTGACTAGCTGCAAAAATACCCAAACCCGACGCGGCCGCATAGGTCTTTGTGCTTGCTGTAACGCTGGTGAGTGGCACCTGTGTACCGTTTAGAGGCTGAGTGCTGGCCGGTTGACGAGCATCGGCAAAAAAGAACCCTTGCAGCAAGCGAGTTAGATTGCTTTTTGTGAAGTCGGAATTGAAGCCGCCCGACGCGTCCAGATCGCTGATAGTCCCCTTTTTGTTTTGGCGGGATGGGTCGATCGGGGCACGGGTTACGGTACTCACATCGCCACCAAAATCGGGATACGAATTCGGCTCCATTGCGCGCCAAACAGCATCAACACCGGCTACACCGGGCAACTGCTTTAGACATTCTTCTTCAGCAATTGCCAAACCTGTTACATTTGAATTAATTTTATTAATACTGCAAACCATAATTTTTCCTTTAACCTATTTGGTCATATTGATATTCAGAGACAACATTAAGCCTAAACCAAGATTCTTCAGGTGGCAATTCTTGAACGCGCACATTACGAAACCAGATACAGCTAGATGTTTGCTTGCCTTTAAATACATTCTTGACAAGCTCCACCATTTTCACACCATTAGCATATACGCCGGGGCTTTTCGGAATAAAAATCTGAGCATACGCTAGGCCGTCGCTTGTATATCGCTGCCTCAGATCGTTACCAGCAATGGCCGATTGATTCTCAAGCACAGTTTGCTGAGATAGCCGAACCCATATTTTATCTGTGGGCATTGCAACCCCACTATCAACACCCTGATAAATAACAGTCGGTTGATAACCAAGCAAAGTTAATATTGCAGGTTTTGCCAAATTATATTGGGCAAATAATTCGTTTCTAGCATCATAATATGAAGCTATCATTTTGCTTTATTCTTTGGGTTAACCCATTCTTAAATTTGTTTCACTGCTTCATTTGGATTTGAATAAACCAATGTTGAAATTTGCAGACGTTAAAGGTTTAGTGCCATACCAATATAAGCCTATTGAAGAAAAAGAATGTGTTAAACCAAAGAATAATGCAAAATGATAGCTTCATATC